TAAAACCGGCACCCGCGCGCCAGTTTTTTTAAAGATTGCCCCAATATCTTCACCGCCTACTTGAGGGTAGGCACCACCCCTGTTTGGGGTAGGCATCCCATTTTGGTATCAGTCAGCGTAAAATTGAAATGTTTTTAACCTGTAGTAAAACAGCAGACCACGCAAACCCGGAAGCAGACCGCTACCAGGCATCCAAACCAGTTCAGCACCCTACTTTTAAAAAACCGGAACCCGACACCCGACACCGCTTACCGCTTACATCTACCCGGCACCAGGCACCCGACCCCAAACTGGTAGACCACACCACTTTGGTATCACCCAAAATAAAATTGAAACTTTTGTTCCCGTAGTAAAAAGAGCAGACCAACAAACCAGACAACCAAACCAGATGCCCAAGCACCAAAAAAGAGGACGCAACAGCGTGCGGACCTGCGGGTCCACGGAGATCAACGATCTACCCTGCGGTAGGTTATACACGATGGATGCCGAACGGGCGCATCATTGGCTCCGCCTACATTGTAAGGTATGTAAGATCTGCGACGCCTACGACTTCCGGACTGCTCGCGATGAGGCGCAGACAGCGCAGGTCGGCAGTCACCGGTACATGTCCAACTCAAACTCTCAGCGGTACCAGGCAGAGTCGATGGCGCTCAAGCAGGGCGATCGGGGACTCGCTGATATGAGTCGCGCGACGATGGATATGGTCGCCTCGGATGACCCGCAGCTCCGGACTGGATTCCAGCAGGCACGCTTTGAGCACCCGGATCACGGATCGGCGACGGCGATCTTTGAGGAGGGGTTCGCGGGACCACTGCTCGAGCGGATCCGGGAAGGCGGATGCGGTGTATGCGGTAAGCGCTTTGAGCATACCGAGGCGTCATCACAATTTTGCCCCGAGTGCCTGGACGGGTTCGTGCCTGGGAACCATCCAGTCGAGGACAACCGGCGCTCAGAGGTGGGCGCGGCGGTAGGCGACTCGCTGATCCGATCCATGCGTGCCTACCAGCTCGCCAGGCGGGACCGCCCGACGTGGGGTGCCAAGCAGAAGCAAAACAATAACTAAAAACCCCCAAAAAAAGTAGATTAATATATAATATATACCCCCCATAAATATAGCGTGATGCCCACCCCAGATTGGGGTGGGCGGGCGCACGTAAAGAGACACCCCAAACTGGTATCAACCAAAAAAAAATTGAACTAAATTTTGTCAGTAGTAAAAGAGCAGACCAACAACCAACCAACACTAACAAAATGAGCACAAACACGAACACTAAGAAAGTCGTCCGCCGCAAGGTGAAGGCGGGATTCAAGTTCAAGCAGAAGGCGATCCCGCCTCCGATGCCGCCGGTCAACTCCGATGTGTATCTCAGCATCCCGCTTTTTAATAAACCGGAACAGGCGCCGCCGGCGTACACTGAGGACCCGGAAGCAGTCACGGTCTGCCCTCCGGCAACCGGCACGGCGGGAGGCGCTGAGGCACGGCGCAAACTCACGGGCAAGCGGAAGTGGCAACTCAGAGGTTTTGAGACTGAGGAGGAGGCATTCGCTGCCTACCCTGGACACTACACCAAGGGGATGACGTGCGGCAACTGCGGCAAGGAATTCAGGGCAAAGACCCCCAAATACCTCCACGACTCGATCTGCGACGGCGAGCTCAAGATCAGCGGAGCAGACCGGATGCGGATGAAGAAGGAGCAAGTCAGCGCCAAGAACGACATCGCATCTAAAATTAAAGACGCCCTCAAACTCCTCAAGATCCAGGCGGGCATGCCTGAGATAGAGGGGAAGACTACTAAGGGTCTGATCGGATGGCTCCAGGACGACTACTCGGAGGACTGGGACGAGATCACCGGCGTGGTAGGCAACGCGCTCTGGACGGACCGGGAGAGCATCCGGGCGATCATCCGCGAGTGGATCGAGGCGCAGGCGGACATCACCTACACGGTATCCTACACCATCCCGGGCATGGGTAGGCAGAAGGAGACTCACACAAAGACCTTCAAGGAGCACCTGATGACGTCATCAACTAACGCCGCTCGCCTGTACGCCGCCGAGTCGATCATCGCCGACTAATTATTTAACCCCAATATATAACAAAACCCAAAAACAGAACCAAAAACAAAAACCCCCCAAAAACATAACCATATCTAACCCGCGACTACCCCCGTTATGGGGGCGGGCGCACGTAAGAACAACTGTATACCCAAACTGGTATCACCCTCACTAAAATTGAAGCAAACCAATCCTATACAAAAAGAGCAGACCAATCACCAAAAATGATGACGATTATGATCCCCACTGAGTTTACTGATATCAACCAGTTGCCTCCGCCACCCAAGGAGTGGACTGATGAGATCGCCGCCGAGGAGCTCGACCTGTTCCAGCGGTGTATGACGATCAAGGAGTTCCGCCAGCTCATCATTCCGCTCGCAGGGTTCCTGGTGGACGGCGCGAAGGATACCCTCCTGAGGAATCTGATGACGCCGGACCAGTTCTACAACAAGACCTGGGTCACCAACGCCGGATACCGCTTTGGATACCCGCCGCGCCCGAGCGGGGACCTCCGCCCCTCGATCTATAAATACACCCTCGACCATAACCGGAACAATACCTGCCACATGATCGACACCAACATCGTCAACCTGCCGCAGGGGAGGACCGCCGGGTTTTGGGAATGCGAGACCGCCTGGTTGGTTCCGAAGGGAAAGAAGAACGGATACCGCTACAACCTCCACTGCGTGCCCAGGCACATCCACGGCACGACCATCGAGGGGACCAAGGACAAAACCAGGCTCACGGGCTCCTACGGACCCCTCCACACCATCCAGATGGGCAACCGGATTTTCAAGCAGAACCGGGGCAAGCACGACCTCCAGTTTATTAAAACACTCGCGACCAAGACCAAGGGAGCAGTCAGCAAGAAGAAGCTCGAGACCTACTGGGAGGCACAGCGTGCCTGGAAGATTACCAAGCAGAAACCGGCGTCTCACATCAGGCACGCCGGGGACAAGTGGCTCCCCGGGTTCGCCTGGGCGATGCTCGAGCGGTACGGCAACATCCTCAAGATCCCCAACCTCTCGAAGGAACTGTTCGACTGGGAGACTCACAGCAACGACTACTCGCCGACAGGCAGCTACTATTATTTAACCTGTATCCAGACCGGTGATCCCGCCAACCAGATCGGCATCGGTCTCGACCGGTTCGCGGAGATCCTCGCCAATAACTAAAATCAAATAAACAATATATAATAACTAAAAATACAAAAAAAGCGCTTTAGATATAGTTTTTTTTTCTCTATAATTAATTATAGAAATGGAAGTGGATCTGCGGAACGGTGACTGCTTGTCTCTAATGAAGGAACTGCCTGATAAGTCTGTAGACTTAGTTATATGTGACCTACCCTACGGGGAGACTAATTGTAAGTGGGATACTCAAATAGACCTGGAGCTATTCTGGAAGGAGTTTAAACGGATTCGGAAGTCTAAGAGGACTGCCTGTATCCACTTCTGTTCTACTAAGTTTGGTTATAATTTAATAAAGAGTTGGGAGAAGGGTTATAAAATGGATCTGGTCTGGAAGAAGCGGAACAAGACCGGTGGACTCCAGAGTCGCTATAGACCCATGCGAAACCACGAGATGATATACTTCTTCTACGAACAAGCGCCCCAATATAATAGAGATAGATACCATAAAAGAATAAACACTAAGACTCATAACTTAGATACTAATGTAGATGGGTCCGACTGCTCTATGGGCAAGTCCGCCAAGATGAGTACTGATGGATATATTAAATGCTTTGATCCACCTAATCCAGGTTCAGTAGTTCAGGAAGAGGCAAGCGCTAAGACTTTTATTAATGAGGAAACATATAAAGATGGTGAGCGGACCTTCTCTAATAAAGCATGGAAGGGTAATCAGAACAACTGGGATAAAGATATAAAGATGGGTCCAAAGTGGGACCCGAAGCTGCCTCTCTCAGTAGTAGAGGAGGAGGTTGAAATGGAGACTAAAGAACATAAAGATACTATATATGGGGACACCACGACAACCGTTCCCAAAGAGCGGTGGGGTGGCAAGTCTAATCTGTTCGACCCCCAACTGCCGGCGAGTGTTGTAGAACCCAAACAAGTAGACGGCGCACCTCAGTTCGACTCTGAAGGGAAGGGGGTGTGGGGTTATGATAAAGAATACTCTGCCTTCCATGGGAAGGGTGAGATGACCGCCCACTTTGAACCACCCAATCCTCTATCAGTTATAGAGGATAAAGCACCTACTAATGCTGAGAAGCTCGCGCGGACCGAAGGGCACACCGAGATATCTATGTATAAAAATGAATATACAGACTTCGCTAATTATGAACCACCCAACCCGGCATCAGTAGTCGAGAGCACTAAATGCTTTGTAGGCAAGCGGAACCACCAGACAGAGAAACCATTAGATGTCTTAGAGTTCTTAATTAAATATTGGAGTGATGAGACCTGGACTATATTAGATCCTACTATGGGGTCTGGCAGTACAGGGGTCGCCGCGCGCAGACTCAAGCGGAAGTTCGTGGGTTTTGAATTAGATAATACTATATTTAAAAAAGCGGAGGACCGGGTGAATCGTGCTTTAAATGTAGTAAAAAAGAAACCAGTAAAAAAGAAGAAGAATAAGACAAAAGTAGTTTAGATCTACGGGGGACTTTTGGGGGTCCGGTTCCCGAGGGGTAGGTCAAATGGGAGGAGGAGGTAAGACCAGTGCCTCGTAGATTTTAATATATAAAAGAGAGGTTATTTAGAACCCCGCATCAAAGTGAGAGCGAGGGTGACCCGTCGCTTTAATAGTGCCGTCATTTTAAAAGTATTTCCTTTAAAGTTAAAACTTCTTCCATTCTCGACATCTTTAATTCTATTTAGTTCTTTAGTACTAAATCTATATTCATCAGGAACCTTTAACTGCTTTTTGAGAGCTCCCTTCTTTATTTTAAATGTTTCTTTAGTTCCGTCATCATCTTTTAAAGTGACTTTCTCTGTTTTAGTTTTCATTATATATATCTAAGATTTTTTTCTAAGACTTGATAGATATGCTCTTCGTCTCTCAGGCGATATATCATTTAAATCAAAGTATTTATTCGCTCTAATACCAATGCCTGCTTTTACTAATATTCGTTTAGCGTAATCAGATGCTTTTTCTTCTAAAGTTCCGCTACCTAATTCTAACATTTTTTTAATTGTTTTAACATCCCCAGATGTTTTAGATAGAGGGAACTTGTTTTTAGGGAATCCTCCTGGAGGTGCCTTCTCATCGCCATCCGACTTCGCTGCCCTCTTTCTAAGAGGTTTCCCACCTCGTGCTGACTCAGCTTCTTTAGTTAGTTTTGCCATTAGTGTTTTGTCCATGGGTTTCTTCCCATGAACGGCGTCTATCATCGCCGCTTTAGACATTCTACTAACACCTCTAATATCCAGTTCTTTATTATATTTAGACACGATGCGCCGGACCTCGCGGGCGGGCAGATTCTCCATATGCTCTTTTAATTTAGATCTAAAACTCATTTATAAAATAATATAATAAAATATTTTTATTGAGATTTTTGAAGAGTTCCTGTGTCGAGTTGGGCGGCGTTCCGGACATAAGTCTGCTGGAGTTCTGTCTTAGTGTTTCTGGCGCTTGTGACACGGGCGTTCCCGGAGTTTACTAATGATTTTAATATTAATGTATAATCCTGGTTTTTAAAGTTAGACATGTTGCCCATGCCGTGTGTATAATCAAGTCCGACTCCCATTAAATCACACTTAGTATTGTTCCCGTGCCCATCAGCAGTTGCGGCAGTAGTATCGTTGTCTTCTACCATAACATCATTAGAGAGTACTAATGAGGCAGAGCAGTGGTCCGCGAGTTTACCATCTAATACAGCGCGCTGGAATCTATTTCTAACCTCGGCGTCTCCGACTCCTCCGATTGGGTTGGCGAGTTGGAGTGGATTGGGTGCCGCGAGTGATGAGTTGTCCGCTGTACTCTCTGTATTATTAGGTTGGACATTAATAACAAAATCCTCAGGTGTTCTAATACTATTCTTGTCCTGTGTGTAGGATGCGAGACCAAGTGGGATCCGGAAGTTAGATTGGGACTCATTCATATTATTAGTCTGGGTGTCGTCCAAAAAGAGATTCACGAAGGATTTAACAGCGCCGAGGTTGGGTGTGTATGTATTAGAGTTGACTGATGAGTTGACATCATTAATTAGGTTGACTCTATCATTTAATCCTACTGCGCTCTGGTAGGAGCTAAGTTCCTGTGGGGTTGGGACTATATATCTGCCCTCAAGTCTGAGGTTCCGGAGAACATAGAAGGCACCGGTGACATCAGCGCCTGCCTGCTGGGCGTAGTCCTGGGTTCTAAATCTTCTAAAGAAGGCGCCATCTGGGTTGGAGAGTTCAAGTGTGAGTAGGAGTCCGCCGAGTTGGTCCTGTCCGAGGTGGAGAGGTTTTCTATTATTTAATAGTGATGTATCAATTTTAAAACTAAAGAAGTGCCCGAAGTTTTGGTCGTTAAAGTTCTCTAAATTAGTCATAACACCTGCGGCGGCAGATGTGGCATTAGGCATGGTGAGTTCGTGTCTATTAATCTCACCTGCTTTGGCACCGGATGCGAGGTATCTTGTTAGAGGGGAGACTAAATAATCCTGGTCGTTATGAGTATAACCGTTCTTAACGTTGACGTACATAGAATAATTATTATGAGTCATAAGTTCTACTGAGCTCTTCTTAGTCTGGACCATAACTCTCTCTATAACATTCTCGACACCGCCCCATGGGGAGACATTCAAGTTAGAGTTCTTTATTAAATTGGCGCCGTTATTGTCACTAAAGTTCGCCTCAGCATTCGCGAGGGATAGTGGGGCGTTAGTAGTTCCGTCCATAATAACGATCTGACCTGTTAAATACATCTCTGAGGTATCTATAAGTCTGGGTTGTGCTGGGATACTAAACTTAACATTAGGGTTTCCGTTAAATCTAAAACCACCTGTTAAAACTCCTCCGGCGGAGGCAGTAGTGGATTGTTCGTTGAGTGGGGGGATACTGAATGGGATTCTCTGAACTGGCATGTTTATAATATGAGTTCAGATAATAATTAAATAATACAAATACTAAGTGTTTATAAAATAACTCTAATACCCTGTTGTGGGTCAGCTACTACTATCTTCTTAGACCAGACAAAAGTATTACAGGTTAAATTATTAGTGCGTGATGCGCTAAAACCGAGGCGTATCTGGGGTTCAGCATCACTAAGATCATAGAAGTAGTTGCCCCGAGCGAGTTCGCGCGCTATAACAAAAGTGTTAGTATAATTATTTAGGTTCCGGGCATCACTCTGACCGAGGTCCTGTGGTTCTTTATTAATAGTAGTTAGTGCTTTAACTAACTCGTGTTCTGCTATAATCTTCTCCTTCTTAGTTCTGGGGTCATATGCTCTAACAGGTTGGAGGCGTCCTTTAATAAAGTATTGGACTGAGTCCATATTCATCTGTGATGGGTTCTGCCCTGTGAATCCTCCGTTAAAGTCCTTCCGTCCCGCGTCGTTGGGGTCATCAAATTGGGTCATGATGGCGAGCGCCCGTGTCTGTACTGTTGGGATATCTATCTGGTGCTTCCGTTGGGATGCGAAGAGTGTATCAAAGTAGAGGTCATAACTGGTGAATTCGTAGTCGATGCCAGATGCCATATTCATAGGTGGTTGGACCGATAATACTCTAAACTCGGGGGCGACTTTATAACTTCTGGTATCATTAACTAATGTGACCCGCCCGGCAGTGTGTGGACCGCCCGCGATGGTTCCACCGGTGAATGTGATCTGAACCTTCCCAGCGTCGCCGCCGGTGAGCTCCTCTATTTTGGATATAGTTCTCTGAGCGTATTGGTGTCCGTCACCCTGTCTTAATGATATAATGTTCCCAATACTAAATCCGCAGTCTTTAACAGCATCATTAAAGACTACTGTAGATTTAATAGTAGTGTCTCCGTTGGCAGTAGCATCTATAGGGACCCCGCCATAAGTAGTAGCGTCTGCCTGGTCAAAATTAGGTGGGTTAAATAAACCATAAGTAGTGCCGGCGCTGTCGACTGCCTCTAAGTGGAGGAGGCAGTTGGCGGCGGATTCGAGTGTGATTTCGATTCTAAGACCCAAGAGTTGGAGGATTGGGGTGAGGCGCTCATCGTCCCACCATCTAAATATTCCTGCTTTTAATGGAGTAGTGAATGTTCTATAGTTATAGACTGCTTTGCCCTGGTCATCAGCAGCTCCGTTCTTCCCGATGATGGGGGACAATACTGAGTCGACTACTGAGTTGGCGAGTGGTCCTGTTGGTTGGACGTTCCCGGCGGCATCTGTGACGTCGTTGGCGAAGCAGTCGCTGCCGACACCACTAAGAGATTGGATATTAGTTTTGTCATCGTAGAAGTATTGGTTCTCTATAGATGACCACTGGTTATAGTTCTGGAGGGTCTCTAAGTGCTGACCGGTTTTCAAACTATAAATATCGATGCGATTTATGATCCCATCTACCCCTGCGAGGTTATTAAAACCTACCCGCTGGCGCTCTGTTGTATCATTATTTAAAACTTTTAAAACTAAATATGAGTCCCGACCCTTCACATATCCGAGTGAGGGTTCGAGTTCAAATATAACCTTCTGACCGGATGTACCGGTAAACTGGTTGCCGTTAGTGGGCACAAGTGATATGAACTTTGAGGGAATAATCTGACCTGACATTTTTATAATCTTAACTAAGAAAATATTAATAAATAAAAAAAATAAAATATTATGATATAATAGAATATGAGTCAGAATAATCCAGTTCAATACTATACGCTAATCCCTGGTTCATTTAGAAGCGAGACACTCGACACCACCGGTTTTGTATCTACCTGGATAAACCTGCCAGAGTTCAGCACTATAAATATTAGTGCTTTAATTAAAACCCAGGCGGGAATACTTCAAATCCACACCAACTCTATTAGAGAAGATGATAATAAAGATTTATTCTTTGAAACTACATTGGACGCTAATACTCCGTTCTTTAGAAGGTTCAAGATCCCAAATAGTTTTATTAGAATAACTTTTAAAACCAGCTCAGGTACCGGGAAGGGTTATATAACTACTTCATTAAATAATAATAATATGTTCTCCGCATACTCCTTTATAAACTCCCCCATAAAGCGGAACACGGACGTAGAACTAAACCGAGTCGCTAATAATTTTGAGAGTGATTTAGTTAGAGAACTCCACACGGACTTCCAGAAGGTTAATATACAGGGAGTTCAAAAGACTATCCCCGGAGCAGGCACAGAAGTCACTATAGGTCTAACAACCAACTACTCTATACCAGGCAACAACCCGACGGACCATATAATCCCAAATGCTAATGATAATACTGGGGCAGGGACCGGCGCCCAAGAATACCGAATATCGGGTGTTTTATTTAATGGTCAAGCGCAGACCAGCGTATTCGGCACCCAGAACACGGGCGGATCTCTGGGTCTAAATTTTAAAGCAATAAATAGAGTTCAAGTCACCGACACCGGAACCCAGTTAAAGAATGTAGGCACGATGACCTGGCAGGAACAGGGCGGGAGTGGCGAGGTCCTGAGCTTTATAGAGGCAGGCGGTAATGTCTCGCACGTGTGTATATATGGGGTCCAGTCTCTCGCCCAACTTGTTCTAAGAGATATTAATATCGCCGGCAGATCTGATGCCGCAGGTATAGTTAAAGTTATAGAGATGTCCTCAACAGGCATCGAATACACTTTAGGGGAGTTCTTAATAAACTCAACCTACCAGCAGTTTAATTATGTCTTAGATGGTTTGGTACCGGCGGATTCGGTTATTAAAATCAATTTTGAAAATACAAGTTCAGTCACGACAGGAGATATACTAATAAATGTTAATGCCAACGGGATGCTATGTCCATTAATAAATAGTTTTTGAGTTCAAAATAAAATCTATATATTATTTATAAAATGTCAGGAAGTGTATCATATGGTTATGACTATTCATCGAACTCAGTTAAAGCACTCTCGGTGGATGCTAATGGGAAACTCGATGTAGATATAGAACTAAATACTGGGGCAATAGCAACCTCAGCGAACCAGACTAATGGAACTCAGCAAGCAATCTGTTTAGGTAATAATAGTGGGGTTGATAATAAACCAATGTTAGTTAGTGCTACAGGTGTGCTCCAAACTTTTGATGGCGAGGTATGGGGGAAGGCATCTCAGATAGCAAATCAAACTACTCTTAGTAATACTAATGAAGCAGCAATTATAGCGAACCAAACTAACGGCACACAATTAGCGAAATGTATGGGTGTGAATGGTGGGACACCAGTTCAGTTGGCATTAGAATCAAATGGTTCATTAGTTATAGGTGGTGGTGCTGTTAAAACTGCTGTTGATGCTGGAGGTTCTACTCAACATATATTAGTAGACGCTCAAGGACACCTCCAAGTAGATGTTTTGAGTGGAGGTGGTGGTGGAACCCAGTTCGCTGGAGAAGCTGCTTTGGCAGCGACCGGCACCGGTACTGCTATGATAGGGCGTGATAGTGGTAATGTAGCGAGGTTAGTGACTACGGATACCGCGGGGCATCTCCAGGTAGATATAGTTGGAAACTCCGATACTACTAAAGCAACCTCAACTCTCCAAACCACCGCTAATGGACACCTCTCGGAGATCGAGGGAGCAGTCGAAGCACTTGAATTATGTATATCCTCAAATGAAATAGTTATTAATAATAAGAATGCTAAACCATCAAATCTCGTTAAAAACTCAGTAGTCTCAGCATCTACTAATAATACTACTCCAATATTAGATACAGAGAGTTATAGGAGTATTATAGTTATAGGTAAGACTGATAGTACTTCCGCTTCTTGGAATATCGAGTGGAGTGATGCCTCAGACTTCGCGGGTGGCACCGATATTATATATAATACAGATAGTCCCGGTGGTCTCGCCGCCTTCACTCCATTAGCATTCCAGTCAGCACTATCTGCTGATAGTGCTTTGAGTTATATTCAAGGTATATCAATAATAGAACAAATGCCCCAGCGTTATATGAGAATAAGAGTATTTAATACATCTGGGACCAACAGGGACTATTCATTCTTCTACCAGCTTTCAAATTAAAATCTTAATTATAATTATAAAGATGTTTAATTGTGTTCTCTGCGACTCTCAAGAATGGACCTCGATTGGATTGTGTACCTGCTGCTCCGAGATCGGTAAGATAATCGCCTGCTATGATGCCGAGCATGTATTAGATACATTAAAGACCGTATATCTAAGAGACACCGAGAAGTGCGAGAAGAAGGCAGAAGTAGAAACAGAAGGTATAAAAACTCGCTCCCAGAAAAAATCTGATATTAATTTAAAATGACTACATCCCATAAACAAAAGTTTAATAAGAAGTACGGACAACCCGCCGACAAATCTAACTCCCTCGCCGATATCGCACGACTCACCGGCATCAAGCGCTCAGCAATCCAAAAAATATATAATAAAGGTGTTGGTGCCTGGAAAGGGAACCCCGCCTCAGTCCGCCTCAAGTCTGGGAAGAAGGCACCCAGTGCGCCCCGTTCCGCTAAGATGGGTAAAGAACAATGGGCGATGGCACGAGTCTACTCCGCTGTGACCGGTGGGAAGGCAGCTCAAGTAGATAAGAATGAATTAAAGGCAGGTAGGAAAAAATAATTATATATATTATAAATGAAACCAGCGCCGGCGAACTTCAAGGAGACTAAACCATTATATAAACCATATAAGAGCAATAAGAAAGGAAAGAAGGGTATGGTATATGTTAAAAAAGATGGGGGCAAAAGACTAATCCATTTTGGTGATAGTTCTATGAGTGACTTCACTAAACATAAGGACCCCGCCAGACGGAAGAACTACTTAGAGAGGTCCGGGGGAATCAAGGACAAATCTGGTAATCTAACTAAGAACAATAAGAACAGCGCTAATTATTGGGCGCGCAGAGTTTTATGGAAAGGTTAATTAATTTTTTTTATATTTATATTTTATATGATAGCACATAGTATACACTACAATGGCATACGGTTCAAAATATATGAAAGGTAATAAACCAATGAATAGAAAGGATAAGAAAGTGGCAAAACCAATATCTAAACTCCAACAGGAGAAGCTCGACGAACACGCCGAGCACCACACTAAAGAACATATGAGACTAATGAAGAAGGCGATGCGCCAGGGCATGACCTTCGCTAAGGCACACCAGGCAGCGATGAAAAAGCATGGTAAGTAATTAGACTCTTAAATATAAGTCGTTCTGACTGGGTTTATAGACACACCCAATTAATTTAAATATTCTCTTTCTCTCTTTTAGAGTATTCTCTTTCTTTAGAAAGTCGGCGATGAAACTATCGCGGATCGTATTTATAGTTATATTTTTATTAAATAGTTTTTGGGAGATACTACTTAAAGAGTTGGTTAGGTTGTTGTGACTGATACTCTCGCCACTGGTATTAACCAGGAAGTAGTGCTGGTTCTTAGAGTAGTTCGCGAACCACTTTTTAATAAGGCGCTGGAGCACGACCTCCTCAGGTTTATATATAATCTGCCCGTTAGTCCGTGAGGTTCTATATTTATTAAATACAAATAAATAGTCCCCATCAACCATCCGGATAATATAGTTAGAGGTCCGGGGGAGTATCGCCGGGTCCTCGCCCTGCTTTAAATACTTCATATCTATAAAGTTCCCGAGTCTAACTGGTGCCATAAGAGTATAGAGAGCTAAGATAAGGAAGTTTCGGAACTTAGTGAAGGCGTGACTCCCGCCCAGAAAGTGGGTAGATTTATTTAGGACCATAGTGCGGAGAGCGGGATACTCCACGTCGTTTTCAAAATTGACTACTTTATTATAGGTTTTAATATTTCTAATTTCTATATAGTCATTCATATATTCACGATATTTATTTATTAGTGTTGTACCGGCGGATTTCCAATCCAACCACACGAGGATTCCATGGATAGAACAGATGGCAGTGTTATATGAATATTTAGAGTTTAGTTCGCAAATAATATTTAAATCATCGTCGAACAGGGGAACGGACCAACTTGTTATAGGAGTATCTAATAATCTCTCTATCCTTCTAATATTATTAATCATCGGTTTAGTATCCGCCGTGTTCGACTTTGATAAATAATGGTTAATAAATTCTTCCATATAATATATATGGAACAAATAAATAGTCCTGAACCATTAACCGAGCAGAGGTACTTAGAACTGGCACAGCAGTTTCAAGAACAGTTTAATAAAAAACAGGAACAATTAGATAAGTCGCGCGAGCTACTGGTAATGTTATTTAAAGGTCTAATAACGGCGTATGGGTGCCTGCGCATGATGGATAATTATACGGACCAGATGGAGTTAGAAGGTCCGATGTTATTAGTTAAAAAGTTTATAGAGATGGGCAGATCCGAACTCTCAGAAGTTATAGAGGAGTGGTTTAATCAAAATGAACCATAATCTTTTTATAGACCGGTTGGGGGTCCTCCAGTTTAGTTATATTCTTTATTAGTATATTCTTTCTTTTATTAGTTGGGGTAGTTCTTTTATAGTTATATAGAGTGCTTCGCGAGACATTAAAGTGGGTGGCGACCTCGTCCATGGTCGTGAAGTATCTGGTTTTAACCTCGTCATCGCCTTCTGAGGAATCAGATGAGTAATCTACTCTAAAGTGGTAGGTATTAACTTGTTTAGTCCTGGGCATTATAATATATATTGTAGATTTTTTTTTAAATATAAAAATCAATTTTTATTTTATTATATCTGGTTTATAGTATAAATGAGTTATAGCGAACTTCTAAATCAGTATTCCCAGCGGATGGCAGAGTCACGTGGACACGAGGAGGATATGACGTCACAGAATATAGATAGAAAGCGGGGCATGATCGAGGATGCTTTTAAAAAGATATCTGAGCCCATCGCTCAGGCAGGAGAGGTATTAGACTCCGCCGGAGGTTCAGTAATAGCGGGGAGAAAGATTTATAGAAAGATACAGGCAGGCAAGAACGCCGCCAAAGCGGCACGCAGGGGTGCCGGTAAACAGGGCGCAGGACAGGGTGAGGGCGACAACCCATCCGACGGAACTGGTGCCCAGGCAAAACCTCCTACTCAGAGAGCAGCGACTGATGACGCACCCAAACAAGGAGGAGACGACCCTATAACTGAAGATGGTTCATTTTTCCCTGACCAAACAACAGGCAACGCTGATGCCGACAATATATTTAGAGATGACCCAGGCAATTTACAACTCAAGGCAAGACAAAAAACCGGAACTGAAACTGCTGAGGCGGACCCAGGCAACCCAACTCCATCGGCAACAGGTCCAGCAGATGACCAAGCAGGTCAGATGGATGAAGCACTCCAAGCGCGTGAGGCAGCAGCGAGACCAACAGACCCAGCGGCGACCCAAGACGTATCCGCCACCGATACACTACAAGGTACAGGACGGGCAACCGGCGCTGATCTATCATCGGCACCAGGCAGCGCTGCGGACACGGATGTATTTAGTGGCACCAGGTCCCTCGGGCAGTCGGTAGTTAAAACCGGAGCGGCAGATGCCACCGAGGCAGGCGAGGTCGGCGCCAACTCCGCTAATGAGATACTCTCAGGTGCGGGGAAGGCAGTAGGTAATATTGCTAATAAAGCAGTCTCTAAGGTCGCCGGTGGTGTGGGTGATGCTCTCCCCGAGATGGCAGAAGTAGGGTCCGGACTGGCGGGACAGGCACTCGACTGGATGGGTCCAATCGGACTCGGTGTCGGGGCAGTCACAGGGTTAGTGGATCTCTTTGAAAATATCTTTGGAGGCGATGCCGCCACTAAGAAGGCGGACGACGTTAAAGGGCAGATACAAGGTGAGGGTGGTGGAGTAGATGTTGGGTCTATGATCCAGAAGCAAGCTCCAACTACTTTAGTCTAACTCGCCATCTAATCCTCGAGTACCTAACCATCTTTTTTTAACCGGATCGTATTCCGGTCCTTCATATTCAGCATGCTCCTGCGAGCAACTACTCTCACAGCAGCACTTAGATCTAATATTTAATACTTTAACTAAGTTAGTTAAACCTTCGAATACCGCTTTAATCATATCTATAGTTTTAGTCATTATATATAGACACTTTATTTTATTCTGTAGAGGGTTATACTGGTATACTTGAGGCGGTGAAGAAACGACGGGTCGAATCGGAAACTATTTGAATAAAATTGATATTAAAAAAATTTTAAAAAAAAATTTATTTATTTTATTTTTGGATGAAAGTTTCTAAAAAGTGCTGAATATCTTCACCGGGCAACTATTAAAACCATAGTCATTATACCTACCCGGTTAATATTTGTAATCTGGCACCATAAAATATCTTCACCGCTTTCACCGCCTACTATCCAGATTCTAATAGTAGTCAGTCCGAACTCATTGAACCAGTCATACCCAATTTGGGATCGTCGATTTTATAGTGATTCACCGGTTAAAATAAAAATAAAAAAAAATTGATTTGAGAAGGTTTTTATAAATATAGTTATAAACAAAATAAAACAAAATGACTAAACTATTAAACACGGGAAATAATATATTTGATTATGACTATATGAGTGATATAATACCTGCCTACGAAAGATGTAATATAGCACTACTTGATAAGGTCCTCCACCAGGACCACGACTTCGAGAAACCAGATGCTGGCGACCTCGCGCAGATGCGGAAGATCTACCGGAAGGCATGTAAGGACTCGGGCAAGTATACACCACTCTACGAGCAGAAGGGTGCTACCTATCAGGGCAGGGTCTTTTGTAAAACTGGTCTCTGCGCGCTGAGTAGACGCTGGCGGAACGCACTGGCATTCAAGCACTACCGCGATGTAGATATGGTCAACGCGGCGTACACGATGGCACACGAGATCGCTGAGCGCGAGGGTCTACCCTGTGAGAAGCTCGATGACTATGTATCCAACCGGTCTAAGTGGGTTATGAACTACATGCTCCAGTGTAAGAAGAAGGGGAATACTATAGACAGAGCAGAGGGTAAGCAGCACTATATTAAAAAGTTATTCTCTACTAAGAAAACCATTATAAAGGGTTCATTAGACCAGGAGATAAAACTACTCCAGGACTGGGTCTATACTAATAATCCTAAACTGGTTAAAGCAGTCGAGCACTCGCTCAAGAAGAAGGCGAAGCAGATGGAGTGCGACTATAAACCCTACAATATAAAGGGGAAGGTACTTAGTCACTATATCTTTAATATGGAGAACAAGATCCTCTCTCTCGCGATCAAGTATTTAAAGAACGATAAGGAGATCGTCGGCGGCACTATGATGGACGGGTTCTTTATGGAGAAGCGGGACGGGCAGACATTAGACAATCTTAACAACTACTTAAAAGAAGTAGAGAAGAGTAATATAAAGTTCATATTTAAAAGTATGATAGACTTCCCTAAGAACGTCGGGCAGACGGCACTGAGTCTCGATAAGGAGACTCAGTTAGAAGAGAACAAGGTTGCCTACTTAGAACTCAGAGAGCAGTTCGAGGGCACTGAGGGCGTCGCTAAGATAAAACTCCAGAACGGGTTCCTAATCCTACGAGGCGACGGGAACACATTTGTATCCAGTAGCGCTCTAAAAGAGATGTACGTGGACTGGGGACCTGCGGGGGAGTTCCGGACTAATTGTATCACCGGGAAGAAGAATCCAAGTCTCTTTATAGAGAACTGGATAATGGATCCGAACAAGCGGATCTATGAGGACCAGAAGTTCGTGCCCGACGTTAATGAGTGTTCCCCAAAATTCTTTAATACCTTCCGGGGGTTCCAGTCGGCGATTGACTCCCTAACTGAGCCGGACATCACTGAGGACGATGAGGCAGACTATCAGAACTTAAAGAAGTATTTATTTAACCTGTTCGCAGACAAGCGGGGGCAGGCGCAGTCGACTATTAATTATAATTATATATTAAACTGGTTGGCGAATATATTCCAGAATCCAACTAAGAAGTCTGAGGTCATGCTCGTGCTGAAGGGCAAGAAGGGCATCGGCAAGTCGGATCTAATACTGATGCTCGGGCGGATGCTGAGCGAGGACTATGTCTTTGAAACACGGGACCCCGCGCGGGAGGTCTGGGGTAGTTTTAATGATGCCATCGAGAACAAGATATTAGTTAATATAGATGAACCAGAGGGACTGGACAACGCCAGGAATATAGAGAAGTTAAAGGGTGCTATAACTTCTAAGACTATTAATATTAAAAAGAAATACAAGAACCTCTCAGTCGACCGAAACTATGTCAGTTTTATTATGACTCTAAATGAGGAGAACACTGGCATCAGAATAACCGACGATAATAGACGATTCGCCCTCTTTGAGTCAGCTACTAAGAGATATACTGAGGCAGAGTATTCGCCATATTATAACGCCCAGAGGAATCCTAATGCTTTAGTATTATTATATAGAGAACTAATGAACCGGGACCTAACAGGATTCGACTTCGACCGGACGACCATACCTCAGACAGACTTCCTAATCAGATCTAAGAAGAACTCTATAAAGAACTACCACGCGTTCTTAGAGCAACTCCTAATAGATAAGCACACGCAGTGCTATAGTCAGATCGCGCGGCGGGGCAATGGTTCCTGGATAGTTTTATGCGGTAATTTATATAAGGGGTACACCAGATTCTGTGAGAGTTCCGGCGACATGGACTACCAGTCTAAGGTGAAGAACCAGGACTTCAAGCGGGAGATGGTAGTATTAGATGGGGTCGTGGACAGACACACCAGTCATAAACCGACCGGGATAAATGGTCAGTGTTATATTATAGATCCATCATTATTAAAAGATAATCTCATCGACCTCGGGTTGACGGTGACTGCTGATGAGGTGACTGACTCGGGACTCAACTTTATTGAGGACCCTGTCGCCCACGGGTTGGACAACTGATACAACAGCAGCACTCATAGAATAGATGACTAATAGATATAGATAAGTTCATTAATATTAGACTCTGCCAGATGTCTATCATATATTATATATTATATTTTATATTGCCTCTTCTGAACTCTGGTTGAGGCAACTGGTTTCTGAACTACTACCTCCTCCTGGGCGGCGACTGCTTCCTGAACCTTCTTAATGTCACTTTGGTTTTGTACTGACTTTAGTTGGTCTAACTGCTTTTGCTTTTTGGCGGCGCGCGCCTTCGCGAGACTTGCCGCCCTCTTCTCTTTCAAAATCGCTTTCTCTTCCTCTGTCTTCACTTTCTTCGGCATTGTTATGTATATTATAATTATTTTTTTTTGAATACAATAACTCATTAAAATTTCTATACATCTCTAATCGCGGAACATTAATATATGTGAAGTCATAGTCATCCTTCCTACTCGCTTCAAAGAGTCTAAGGAACTCTTTAACAGAGCCTCCCATAAAACTATATGCCTCAGCGATCTTCTTGATCTCGTGTTCTGAGAAGGCACCACACAAAAATAGACCCTGTATCTGGTTTCTAATAGTTGGGGTGAGATACTTAAAGAACTGGAGAGCAACTGCTATACTGAGGCGCCCTTCGGTACCCAGAACATTAGATCCCACGTGACGATACCTCGTGATGAGTTGAGTAAACTTGTCTGGTTTCCCCGCCTTCTTTTGGGTAATCCCGTTCTCCGCCATAGCATCATCTATAACTAATAAATAGTGCCGGTCCTGGGTATCATTAGATATCATATCTAATAGCTCCTCTAATAGTGTTTCTGTATAATCCTCGAAGACATAATCGAACTCTTCAGTCATGTATTTCATTTGAACGTCGTTGGCGGCGGTGCTGGATATTAGAATCCGGACATCATACTTGTCTCCCCCCATAAACCTCGGACTGAGGTATAATGAGTTTAATAGAGTAGACTTCCCTGACCGGATAGAACCCAGTAGTACATTAAAATGGACTCTATTGGGCAGCGGATACATAGAGTCATCCTCTCCCAACTTGTCCTCATCTATATTGATTGGGTAGACGGTTAAATCTCTTGAGTTGGTTTCTTCTTCCTTCATATAAGTATTAATTATAAAAAAAATTGATTTTAATTTTACTTGAAGATAATTATACAATATAATTTAAAATGGGTAATCTAAGTTTTGACTATGATGATGTGGAACAACTAATAAAAGACTATAAGCGTGCCGAGGCGGATATGAAAAGATATAAAGCATTATATCTAAAAAAAATTGATGATAACGAACAACTAAAACTAAAATTAATAAATATAAATAAATATAACCAGGATTTAATAGATATTATAGTCGACATGCGCTGCGACGTTAATAGGGCAATTGCCCTCCATTCTGGGTAATCATCTCCCCGAGATATGACTTGAGGCGGGACCGATCTGCTATAATATCTTCATCTATATTTAATGCCTTCTCGAGCTGGTCAAAGTCCGCTTCTGATTCCATATTCTCTAAGATATCATATTTAGAGTTATGGAAGGACTCCACCTTCTTCTTCCGCTGAGTTCCCTGGACCCTGGCGCGTGCCTGCTCTGACCTGGTTTTCTTAGCATTAGATTTAATAACCGCCTTCTGTTCCTTCGCCGCTTTAATATCGGCGGCGTCTTTTAACTTAGTTAATCTCTTCTGTTTTGCCTTCTCGCGTCCTTTCGCGAGTGCCTCCTTCTGTTTGTCTGTTAGTTCCCGTTTCTTCTTGTTAAACACTTTGTCCTCGATTTCCATATTCATATATATATATATTATTTTTTAAATTTTTTCTTGTCTAAACCGCCGAGCGTAGTTATTGTTTTATATAGGTTGTCGTTATGGACAACATCATAACTATAATCACCAGGTCCATCTTTAGACTCTGATGATTTAACATAATAGAATCCATCGATATGGTACCCTCGGTCCTCGGGATCTGCCGACTGGATCGCCTCCAGCTCATCACCATCCACTAATAAGAACTTCTCCCCTGTTTCGTCCTTTATGAGTTTGTCATATCTGAATTCCTCTTCTTCTTCGTCATCTGTTCCTCCTCTATTCCAGTCTCCGATATCTCGTTCTGGTTCTGGTGCTGGTTGTGGTTCTGCCGTGTCTGGTTCTGGTTCTGGTGCCGTCTCCACCGGGGTAGGGTCTACAAAATCCGCCAGCTCCTCGAAATTCCCTTCACCGAGGTACTTGAGTGGCACTGGTTCAGAGGTTTCGGGGTCATATACATCACCAGTATTAACATCTATATAATATGTCTGTCCTTTATATTTTATTGGTTCAACTCTGATGGTTTCCTCATCATCACCGAATATATCAGCTGCCTCAAAAATCGCCTCTACGATGCCCGAGTACATTGGGACGTCATCATCTGGCGCGAATTCCTTGAGGTCTCGGAGACTCGGGGGACCGGTCCAACCCTGCTTCTCCCCGCCCGCCCTTTTAAAAACCGGAGACACAGGCGGATTCGACAGTCCTTGTGTATCGTCCACCAGTAGTTCATCTAATAAGTCATCATTAGGGTCACCATAACGCCTTTCGAATGGGGTGTCTGTATCATCTTTTATACCTTTATAGTCGACCGCCTGGAAGTATTCAAAATACTCTCTTAGTGAGCTTTCCGCTTTTATGGCGATCGGACTAAAGTACATGCCATTCCCAGCAGGTCCTTCATCTGATACTTTATATTTTCGTCTAATACTATTTAATAAACTATATAATCGACTGCCCATGCTATCTATATCCGTATCATGCTCTTCTAATCTCTCGCGGTACGTCATCTGACTTTTACCATTCCATCCGCTGCGAGTCTCGCCTTGTAATCTAAATAATTGAAAGTTATTCTTTTTTAAAAAGTCTAAGCAGTCATCATATGTTTCTAACTTCTCATCTGTTTCAAAATAACCAGAATCTTTAATCATTTTAACTGAGTAGTCAGCTTTCTCGAATATATTAGCAACGCCTACTTGCTCTAATCTGCCTACTTGTGGGTTGAATGCCCCGTCTTCGCCGTCCGAGTTGTCGGCGACTATAACTACTCTTCCGATTTCATCATATGGGAATACTTTAATATATTTAGTGGCAAGTTTTCCATTAACTTTAGTCTCTATATCAGTATAAACCATCCCCCAATTCACATAACCAGGCATCTTAGTTATAGCAGATGTAAGACCTACTAATCCCTTCTCCTTGTCTCCGTTCCATAGTAGTTTAACTATAGTTCTTTTTGGGTCGCGTGCCTTCCATCTAAAGTAGGGCGCGATGCTGGAGAAGTGGTTTCCCTCATAGTTGTTATTGGGTTTAGACATAAATGAAACACCCCGATATTCGTCACGAGCACCAGAACGGGGACTAACGTCCTTCGCATCCAGAACTCGGTGTATCTTGGTGACCGTAAACTCCACCACATGGTGGTCATCATCTTCGAATCCTCCAATCGCTTTGTCTTCAGCGATCTGCTGTGAAGTTATTAAAACACCGGATGCTTGGTACAGGTCCAACCCGTCACTAATATTTTGGACTTCAGTTTTTTCATCTCCAAGAATATTAAAGACGGTGAATGGGTTAAAAACAGTTGTACTAATACTATATTCAGAATCTCTCTTGTCTGGGTCTTCGGCAAACCTGTATTTAAATTTTTCATTAATATCGATAGGGCGGTGACTAACCAACTGGTCGTCACCGACTTCCTCATAACTAATAGCAGGCGGTGGGATATTATAAACCCGGGAATCGTCATAAGCACCCCCACTATGCTCGAACTCTTCTCCTGGATAAAAATCTTTAGTAGGAACACCAATAACTCCATAATCTTCAGGATCCAGCGCCCTCTTGGGAACCCTCGTACCTGCTACCCATTTTCCAAAACGACGCCCCCCTTTAACTATCCGGACATGATCGGACGTCCCGATCTGTCCCCCATAACCCTTCCGAGCACTAATAGGTCCCGGTTTGGTTTCAAGTAGCGCGACGAGATGGGGGAGCCTCGCCCGGAGTTGTTCTATCATCTGGTCTTTAGTTAGTTTTTTATAACCTTTAATAACAGTTTCAGCATTATACTTTTGTATAAGTTTATGAAGTTGGGGCACTGATAGTTCATCGATTTTAGAGAACGGTTGGTCTTTCAGAAGGTCCGGGTTCTTTATTAGGAATGGTTCTATGAACTTCGCCTTCTTCCGTATCTCCTTAATTAAAACTGGTTTAGACTTCTTTTTATAGTCTTTTATTTTAACATCCAGGTTGAATGCCTCAACCACTTTATATAGTGCCATTAGGTTTAGGTCCTCCAGTCGCCTGATTCCTGCCTGTGGGTTTTGGGATATAAGTTTAAAACCGATCTGGGGGTCCAAGATCTGGGTAATTTCTTCAGGAGCAATAAAAGTCTTAGTAGCTCGTGACATTTATATATAAATAAAATAAAAAAATTAGTTAGGTGGTATTATAGTGAAGTTTACTATAGACTTGTTTAGTTCAGATGATAGTGTCTCATCAGACATCTTAACTATTTTAACTCTAATACTATTAGTCTTTATTGGGTTATTATTCATTTGGTGGACTATCTGTTGGTAGGGTTGGTACACAGACAGCACCTCAGAGTTCCCGGTGGAGTTTGGTTCTAAGACCTCTCCCACAGCGAAGGGGTTGGGCAAGTTCGCCAGGATCTGCTTCGCGAACCCTCCCTGCTGAGTGCTCTCTACATTTTTATAGTTATTTATGGGGAGATCTAAAAAGATGGAATAGGAGTCTAACTTCCAATTAACATCCAGGTTAGAGTATAATAAGACTACTGTTTTTAGGTTCTCTAATTCAAAGTCGCCGCCTGCTCTATCTAATATAGCATTAGGTCTTAGTGTTGCCTCAGACGTGCCCAAAACTGTTTCGAGTCCTCCGCTGAAGGTTAGAGTGTATTTCTCTATAATACTCTGAGGATTGGTTAGTGTTCCCCCGGCATTTAGGTCCTTCTTGAAGGATTTAAAGCGGCAGACCTTCCATCCCTCGTCATCAGTATCGGCAGAGAGTAGAACATTAAATGGGATTTGAGAGTTAATCTCAGTGGCGTTGTCATAATCGATTCCCATAGCGTTCCCTGCCTCCGCTACTAATAGTGAGTATGGGAGGAAGTGTCCGGCAGCTCGCGAGTCATATATAAGATCACCGGCGGTAGTCCCCGATGCTGATTTGTAGACTCTAAAGAATAATTTGGGTCTGGTTTTATATAAGTCATCGTATCTGGTTTCTATATAGGTATGAAAAGTGTACTGGGGTGTCTCGTTGTCCATAAATAGCGCCCGCATGGGGAGGTTAAATACCTCAGTCATCTCGTGGATTGCTTCTCCGATGGAGGTCCATTCTTCTATTGGTTTCCCGGCAGCATTAGTTGCCATTTGAATACTAAAGTCGCCCTCTATAGGTCCCGATACTATATTAATAAAGTTCCGGGGGAGTCCGCCGGCATCCACCGATATAGTGTTGGCGAGTGCTGGGGCAGTTCTATTAGCAGTTGGTGCCGCACCGACCCCCTGGGCGTATTCTTTTGAATATAATCCAAAACAGATCCTGCCTGCCTGCCCGGCGGCGCCTCCCGCTGCGCCTGGTTTTAGTGCCGCCCCGCCCCTCAAGAACACTAAGTTCTGCTGGACGTAGGTGTTAGTGGGGTTAAAGTATTGATAGTGGAAGTAGTGTTTAGAGAAGTCTGTGGAGAAACTATCGAAGGTGCCGTTAGTTCCCGCTTTGTCTTTTAGGTATGCGAATGGGCGTGTCGCGCCTGCTGAGGTAGTCTTCGCTGCCAGTTGTGGTGACCCTGTAGCATCGTAGGTGGATCTAACATTCGCTACAGACTGGTCGTTCCACTCTCCGCCCAGTTCATAACCGACCTGTAGGATGGAGTTCCCCGGTTCTAATAGAAAACTAAAAGCATCGTCATTAGGTTCATAATACTCGAGGTTCCCGTTAGTACTTGTAGTCAGAGCTGCTGCGAGGGCAGTATCTATCTTCGCCGCCAGTTCAGAGAAGCTATAGGTGCCTGACCCGACTGAGACGGTAGTAGATGAGGATGCCTGGTTGTCGAATACTTTATTATTAGGGAAGGTTCCGCTTGGGACCTTCCGAGGGAACACATGTTCGTGACTTGCTTTAACAACTATAGTCGCGGGGTTCTTTAATACTATCTTCCCTGCTCTGGTTAGTTCTGCCCAGTTCATAGTTATTTTAGACTTCGCTGGTATGTCTATAGGTTCTTTGAACCTGATGGTATACTCATATCCATTCCCGGATGGCGATATCAAGTTAAAGTTCATTTTATAAAATACAATAATATTTTTTTTTAATGTATACTTTATAATGTTAAAGAACAGTTCCAAAATCCAAGCAGATGATATAAAGGGGATGACATCAGTACTTAGTTATATGCCAAAGAACTATGAGAATGAAGTTAATAAAGAGTCTAAAAAAAAAGATATTGAAAAAATTTTTAATAAATCTTCTAAAAAAAATAAGAAAAAATAAAATATATATCATTAATTTATAAAATGAATTATGGCGATAATGATCCCGGATTAATGAGTGCGAACCTTCAGTATCTAACTGACTATAAACTAACAGATATGGAGAACATTATGGAAGTTAGAACTGAGAGAATCTTCCCAATTAACTCCTCAACATATAAACATATCTTTAGACTTGATACAGCAGGGTTTTTAGATAAATCATCACTAATAACCTTCAAGTGTAGATCTAATGATGGTGCCAAGACACTTAGAGCGAACTGCTTTAATGGAGTTTTAGGCGCTATAAAGAGAGTCCAGCTCCATTTTGGTGACTTTGAAATTCAGAACCTCTCCGAATGCGGCAGATGGGCAACACTAAATCATTTATATAAAGTTAAACCAGATGTCCAGAATAAGAAACTATCACACTACCTCGGGAACCAACTCCAATACCAGGTCGCGAGCTCAGGCACCGCCGTGAGCGCCTCCGCAGGTGCCGCCCCAACTGGTTCCATCTACCCCGACAACGCCCGCTCAGGTATTAATTATGGTGCTTTTAATACAGGTGTCGGTGCTGCTATTAACTCACAGGAGATCACAACTAATAAAGATAATAACCACCTCCACGCCATCCCTCTTGGGATGCTCTTGCCTGCTTTAGAGCAGCGCGATATACCACTCTTCCTCTTCACAGACTATAAGGTATTCCTCGAGATAGAATTTGAGGCAGACTCCTCTTTATGGGTTAATGATGTCGCGGCACCTGCCAACAACTACGCAGGCGGAGGACGCCTCGCAGCAGCTGCTGGGGATGTTTTGTTTGATGATGTCGAACTGGTTGTAGACTATTTAATCTTCCCCTCAAAGGTCCAGGAGGACTATAAGGCGAAGACTGCCGGCGAGGGTGGTCTAACACTTGATTTTATGAATGTATTTAATATAGAGAAGACTTTGAATGCGGGTACTGCTAATGTTAATCAGAGTCAGGACTTTAGACTAAATGTTTTAGACCAGGAGGTCCACTATATTCAGTTTTTAAAACAACTACCAGATATCCCCGAGGACCGGGTCCTACTCGGGCAGCGGTCCGACGCCTGCTCTATTAATACAATCCAATATAATATTAATGGAGTAGACCTCTACCCAACACCTCAGCACTCACCACTCCAGCATTATAACCAACTCAGTTATGTATTAGGCAACGATCTCCAGGTTATTAAACCATTATATTGTTCCGATGTTAATACTGAGTATTCACTACTCTCCCCTCCTGAGGCGAACTTGTTAGGGAAGTATAATGTACTCGCGCTCGACCTCTCTAACGGGAACCCAAGCATCCAAGGAGGTGGCAGAACTATAGGCAACTACCCATTAATAGTTAAATATGTTAGAAGACCACACGGCGCAATCGCCAGTAATATCGCCAACACACCAACCTGCGCCAACTCAGACGCTGGCGCTTTAAATATAAACTTCTTAGTAGCTGCTACAAGACTGGTTAATGTTCGGTCGATGCCAGGCGGTGGCATGTCTATAGTAGTTTCTAATCTCTAATTATTTTATTTTATTTTATTATTGTATAAATGGCGTCAACGTATATAGATGTTAATGCTGCTAATAGTTCGATGTTAGACTCTGATAATAATAATCGGTGGGTCTATAGAATAAATGAGGGACTCGAGCTCCCTACAGGTACCGAAATCAAAGTCGCATCGTCCTTCATTAATAAGAAGGGTATCACGGGTGGATCGATAGAGATACCCGCTGATATAGAGGAGACACTAAATTATAGTTTTTATGGGGTGGATACAGACTATAATACTTTAATACAACACCCCCAAGATCCGGCGACCGCTCTCGAGTTTGATTTATACGAGAGAGTTAATACACCAGTAAACTCTTTGTTCGCCGGGCGGGAGTTCGTTAGTTATGATGTTAATCCGCTGTCTAATGGAACTTCTAATTTTGATAAATATATGCCTCAAAGAGAGAAGGTGGGAGGTAGTGAGACTAAAATGCCATATATGAACTTCTATAAGAAGGCAGACGGAACACTTCAGATCACGCCCATGGTCGGGACTCTAACTATAAAGATCCCAAAGGGTGTCTACTCAGTTCTACAACTGGCAATACTAATACAGGACCAATTTAATGGAATCGTGGACCCAGATGATATAAAGGGGCGCGACACCTTCGTCCAGAGGCAGAAGGCATTAACAGTTCCGGGATGGCAGGGCATCCCAGTCACTAATATAATGAACCGTTTAGTCCAAGCAGAGGAAGGATATTTACAACCAGACCCGAACGCATACACAGGAGCGGGGAACCCAAAGTTCCCAACAGGGAACACCCAGACTATACCATTCTGGACAGCACTATTCACCCATAATGATGTGGTGCCTGGACCTCCGGTAGGCATTAATCCTGACTCCACTAAGTTCTCAGACCAATTAAAACTAAAAGGAGGGGTGGATACCGCGGGTATGCTCGCATGTGTAGCGGCATTAGACAGCGGAGAACATATTCCATATAGTGCTATTATGGTACAATCGGATCACTTTGAATTTATAAGAAGAGCTTCTATAGAAACAGACCAGGCGAACTTTGATACAGGCACCCTAAATGTATCAGAAGATATGCTCCAATTTAATAAGTTCGGGCAGACTAACTCCACTAATAAGTTCTTCTTCCAAGGACTCAACGCTCAGCGGAACACTAACGCCTTCCAGATATCCAGCGTCACACACTATAACACCCCAGCAACCGGGATGACTGAGCGAGGCAAGGTGCCCACTGACCCGGAGTTCCAGAAACTGGGTCCCACCGGGTTCTCAACAGAGTCGATGAACTATTTTACAACAGGCATCCCAGTAGGCACCACACAGGTCGAACTATCATATGATACCCAAAATGCGGGGTTCTCTATATCCAGACTACACCAGCCCAGAAAGTTCCCTACCCACGACAGGTTCGGAACATCTCAGTCCTCACAAGCAGGACAAGAGGGGGTATTTATAAAGAGAGTCGCGAAGGGAAACTTCCAGAATCCAACATTAATCGCCGACGCCTACCTGGCACCAAACGGTGCCGCGATCGCAGCGACGGCGACAGCGGCGAGGGCACTATTAGAATCTGGTGGAATAAATGCCCAAGGACGGGGAGAGGACTACACTATATTAACTAATACTATAGAGGCAATAATGTCCAGACTGGGTGGAGTAGCAGTCTATAACTGGGCAGTGAAGACGGCGGAGAAGTTTGGAACTAAGAAGTTTAATAATAAAGGATCAGCACACCTGAGGCGCTTTGATGAGTACTTTAATAGTGAGGTTGAGGCGAAGAGGGCATGGGAGAGCACCCTGTGGTTCCGCCTGGGTTTTAGTTATGACCAGCTCCAGAAACCGAGCGGGTGGGGAACAGAACCAACCTATTATAGTAGGTCCGGGTCACACCAGTCGCCAGGTTTTACAACAGACCAATCTATAGACTCCTCGGTTATAACTTCTATATCCACTTTATTTAATAGTTTTAACGCTTCGGCACCAACCACCGCACCGCCAGCGCAGGGCACACCCACACCGATTTTAAAGGATGTAGGGATCCAGGTTTATAGTATGTTGGACGTTAATGTACCATCCATCCCATTTAATAATAATAGTCATGTCGGGGGAGACACCGCCTTCCCAACTAACTTCGCCGCCTACCAGAACTCATTCTACGACTGCGCCGTTATGACACCGGTCACAACAGATGCTCGACCCATAGTCGCCGAGGCACTGCCGACACTATCAGAACACGGATACTATCTAATATCCTCCTCTATAGTGGGCGACCAAGATATAGTTAAAGCAGCTGACCCCCTACCTATATTGGATGTAGTCCCTATAAGTAGTTTATCTAATCAAGATTTTATAGCGGACCGGACTGAGATCACCCATATATTATCCAACCCAAAAACCCTAAACCACGTGGACATCGCCATCCTAAACCCAGACCTAACCGCCCCTAAACTTGAAAAGAATAGCGCGGTGATTTTAAAAATAACTAAACCTCTTGAAAAACCTACTAACCTAATCGCTAATGTAGTCAACAACCAGACCGCCGAACTGGTCGAGCAACAGGTCCTACAGATGGAGAAGGCAGAGGAGGCACAGGCGAAGCAGGCATCCTGATTTTGGGATCACCCAAAATAAAATTGATTTTATTTTATCCCTATATATTTACTTAAAACTTTGACCACTATAAAACATAATGACTACTATGAACCCCTCCGCGAACTCAGTGCTGGACAACTCGTTGCCGGGCAAGATGCGATTTTATATTAAACTATCCCCAACAACCCGCCAGGGTATCCTCCACCTGTGCCGCATTTGGGCACGGCATGAGGACCCCGAGGGTGCCTCCTACAACGAGACGGGCGAACCTGAATATATAGACCCGGACCTGGGACTCAAGGATCTCAACTTCGATGACGAGTGGGGACACTATAACCGGGACTACTATTTATGGGGGACAAAACCCGGCGCCGTAGATGCGGTGAAGGTGCTAAAGGAGTGGGCGAAGCTACACGATATCCGGATGACGGGTTGGGCACAGGCGGCGCACATGAATGAGATCGGGATATTTAACAGATACGACCACCTGGCGCTGGTGTGGGACGAGGATGACTGGGGTGACTATGTTAGTGAGATGAACGGACTGGTGCCAGACGAGAGTCTAATCCCAGTGGTTAAAGATTGTTATTGGAACGATGCCTGGTTAAAGAATGGTGGGCGGATGTACTTAGACGCTCGGACGGACCTGGAGCGGATGGCGCATGATACAATTAAATCAGCGGTCGAGGCGTGCCAGGCGATGACTCGGGTGCTGAAGGGATATGTTAATGAGTAATTAGTAGTTTGATAGACAAGGCGGTGAAGATATTGGGGCAATCTTTAAAAAAACTGGCGCGCGGGTGCCGGTTTTAAAAAAAATAAAAAAAAAAAATCTGTATTGTATTTTTATAAATATTTTTTGTTATAGGGGGCGT